GAATTATATTTCCATTATCTTGGCAACAAGACACATCTTTCTCCCACCTCAAACGGCAACCGTGATCCTATTGTAGAATTTGCCGATGCGTTGCAGGCAGGTGGTTCTAAGGATGATTGGATGCAGGCACGTCCATTCCGTCCAAAGCTCCGTACATTCGTTCCCATCATCGTTCGCGGCGAAGAAGAGAAGGGTGTTCGTTTCATGTCGTTCGGTAAGATTGTATACACGGAATTGTTGTCGATTATCTCCGATCCTGATTATGGTGACATTACCGATGTGCAGAACGGTCGGGATGTTGTGGTGGAGTATATTCCACAGGAAAAGAGTGATACCAGTTTTGCAAAGACAATGGTTCGTCCAAAGCCAAACCAAACGCCGTTGGCCGATTCTCCCGAGAAGATTCAGAAGTTTCTTACGGAACAACCTGACATTCGTTCAATTTTTAAAGAACCTACCTACGAAGAATTGAAGGTTGCACTGGAACGTTATCTTGATCCAGACGCAGCGAAGACTATGCCAGTTGCTGCTCCCGTGAAGGAAGCATCAATTGTTAATCCTACCTCTCCAACGGCAGTTAAATCCGTGGAACTTAAGTCAAAATCAGTCAAGGATATGGTTGACGAATTTGACGATGTATTTAATAACTAAAATCACTTGACTTTACTTGCGTGGCCCACTATATTACTATGGTGGGTCATTCACGTTATTATACTATAGGAACATATTATGACAAAAATAGATAAAAAGGTTATTCAAGAACCAGATCGCGATGAACTGGCCCAACTTATTGCAGAGTCTTTGAATAAAATGAATAAGGACAGCGATCAAGTTGCATTTTTTCTTGACGGCCGCGAATCAACGCCAACCGACTTTACAGACTTTGTTTCTACGGGAGCAACGATGTTGGATGTCGCAATCAGCAATAGGCCGAATGGTGGAATTGCAGTTGGGCGAATCACCGAACTCACTGGGTTAGAGGGGTCTGGGAAGTCTCTGATAGGGGCACAGTTGATCGCAAACACACAGTTAAGGGGTGGAGTAGGGGTACTTATTGATACCGAAACTGCGGTCAATGCAGAGTTCTTTAAGGCAGTCGGTATTGACATGAATAAGTTGGTATATGTGCAGTTACAGACGGTTGAAGAAATCTTTGATGCAATCACCGTTATTATTGAAAGTGTTCGGAAAGATCCCAAGAAGCGAGATAAGATTGTTACCATCGTCGTAGATTCTGTAGCCGCTGCATCCACAAAGAAGGAAATGGAAGCAGACTTCGGAAAGGATGGATATGCCACTGATAAGGCCATTATCATTAGTAAGGCAATGCGTAAGATCACGGGCCTTCTTGGTCGGGAACGAATTGCACTGGTGTTCACCAATCAACTCCGTCAGAAGATGAATGCAATGGCGTTCTCTGATCCGTGGACAACTTCGGGTGGTAAGGCTATTGCATTCCACGCATCCACTCGTCTTCGGTTATCGTTGCTCGGTAAGATTAGTAATTCAAACGGTGATGTGATTGGTGTGAAGGTGAAGGCAAATGTTGTGAAGAATCGCCTTGGACCGCCACATCGCATGGCAGAATTTGAAATTTACTTTAATCGTGGCATTGACGATTTGGGTAGTTGGTTGAAGGTACTGAAGGAAAATAAACTTATCAAGCAGGCAGGTGCATGGTATGCCTATGTCGATCCTGTTACGGGAGAAGAAACGAAGTTTCAATCCAAGGACTTTCAAGGATTCTTAGATGCAGATCCCATTCGAAAGCAAGTACTCTACAGTGAAATTTGTGATTCATTGATTATGAAGTATCAGAGTGAATTTGATCCTGAAGATGTGAGTATTTCAACGGCAACTGAAGATGAATAATCCAGAAGATATTGTGCAGATTGCATTGTCTGCGTATGATAAGTCATGGATTGGCATCCCCTCAGTGAATATGGTTGCCGGCCGCCGTGACGATTTCGAATTAGAACTTCGTCGGTTGTTAATGCAAACATCTTCTGTCAAGAAGGAACACGCCTATACGATTACTCCACCAAACTTGATGGGCACATGGACCACTGGTGGCACCCAAACAAGTGCTATGGGTATTCCACCCGCTATTAAACCAGAAATTCTACATGGCTAATCTGCAAGATATTTTTCACAATATGAAGTTTGAAGAAGACCCGCAAGGCATGACATATAATAGTCGGGTATTGTTGGTTGACGCAATGAATTTATTCATTCGTTCGTATTCTGCAGTACCTTCAATGGACGACGATGGAAATCACATTGGGGGTATGATTGGATTCTTTAAGAGTTTAGGTCTTGCCATTCGCACGTTTAAACCCACCCGAACCATCATTGTGTTTGATGGAAAGGGTGGGAGCCAAAGTCGCAGAAAGATTTACCCGCAGTATAAGGCAAATCGTAAACCGCCCGTTCGATTGAACCGGAGTTATGATTTAACGACGGATGAACAAGAAAAAGAAAATATGAAGTGGCAGTTGGTATCATTGGTTGAAATGCTGGAATGTTTACCCGTTACTATTTTTGCATTGGACAATGTAGAAGCAGATGATGTGATTGCCTATCTATCACAATTGGTTACGGCAGACGGTGGGGATAGTATTATTTATTCTACCGACAAGGATTTCTTTCAACTTGCCGCAGAAAATATCAAAATCTATAATCCTATCAAAAAGAAAACATTTAGTGACCAAGTAATCTTGGAAGATTATGGCATTCATCCTAAACATTTTCATTTCTTTCGTGCATTAGATGGTGATAAGAGTGATAATATTGATGGAGTAAAGGGTGTGGGAGAAACTAATCTAAAAAAGTATCTTCCAGAAATTGCGGACCCAACGGCAGAAATTTCGGTAGACATGATTCGCAATAAATATGCAAATATAAAGAAGGTTCCAAAAATGATTGAGAACATTCTGAATAATGAAGATATAATTGAACGAAATATTACATTAATGAACCTCCATGAAAGTATTATGTCTATTGATGCTAAAATGAAGGTAGTCAATAGATTTCAGACGACATCGACTTCATTGCGGAAGGTAGACTTGACAAAGTTGATGATGAAGTCTAGATTACTACAAGCATTCCCCAACTACGACAGTTGGTTATCGCAGAACTTCATTCCTCTTAGTAGATTTAATAATGACAACACAGCATGATACGACGGTAGACACGTTAACAAAATTTGGAAGCGTATTTCAAGCAAAAGTATTAGCAAATTTATTGTCATCTACAGAATTCCTACAGCAATCATTAGATGTATTAAATCCTAAATTCTTTGAATCGAATGCGGGGCAATGGATTGTTGATACGACGATTGATTATTTTGCCGATTACAAGTCATTGCCGACATTAGAAGTTTTCAAGGTTAAGTTGGATTCGGTGAATGATGAGGTGTTGAAGATTGCTATCAAGGATCAATTGCGATCCGCATTCCAACGAAAGAACGACGACGATTTGGAATATATCCGTGACAGTTTTCTAGATTTCGCAAAGAATCAAGCAATTAAATCGGCAATTATTCGATCCGTCGATTTGCTGCAGATTGGGCAATATGGCGAAATTAAGAATTTGATTGATGGGGCGATGAAGGCAGGACAGCCTCGTAATATTGGACATAATTGGAGAGACGATATTGGTATTCGATTATCGGGTATTTCTCGTATCGTTGTTCCTACGGGATGGGATTCTGTAGATCAGTTGATTGGCGGAGGATTGGGGGCAGGTGAACTGGGCGTTATCGCTGCTCCTTCTGGTATTGGCAAGAGTTGGGCGCTTGCCACGATTGGAGCAAATGCAGCAAAGGCCGGAAAACGAGTGGTGTATTATACATTGGAATTAAATGAGAATTATGTTGGACTTCGATACGACACTATTTTCACGGGCATTGAACCTGGAAATGTACCCAATCACCCAGAAGTTGTAAAAGAAGCAGTTGCGGGAGTAACCGGTGATATTATCATTAAATATTATCCCGCACGTTCCATTACCGTGCATACAATTCGGGCACATCTTGACCATCTTGTAAGTAATAAATTAAAGCCCGATCTAATTTTGATTGATTACGCAGATCTCATGCGATCAGTAGATCGTATAGAAGCACGACATCAAGAACTTGGAGCAATTTACGAAGAAATACGTGGTATGTCCGGTGAGATGGGTATTCCCTGTTGGACTGCTTCACAAACGCAACGCAGTAGTATTCAAGACGATGTAATTCAAGCAGACAAGATTGCCGAATCCTATCAGAAAATTATGACGGCTGACTTGGTAATTTCATTGTCGCGTAAACTGGAAGATAAAGCAAATCATACTGGTCGAGCACATATTATGAAAAATCGGTTTGGCGTCGATGGTGTAACACTGCCTGTGTATATGAATACTGGTCTTGGAAAGATTGAAATTTATGATGAAAATTCCTCCAAGGGCATTCTGTTGAAGAAGCAAATGCAGGCGGGAGAAGGAATGTTAAAAAAGACTCTTGCAAAGAAATTATCTGAACTCCACGATGATTTTTCGGAAGAGTGAGTGATAATTATTAGAACCAACGAACCCAAACCGCTCGGAGATTGCCCGAAATGCAGCTAGAATCAAAATTATTGTCGGAAATTACGACATTTATGAAGTACGCAAAATACGTGCCAGATAAGCAACGTAGAGAAACATGGACAGAGTTAGTTGATAGAAATAAGAACATGCATCTAGAAAAGTTCCCTCAGTTGAAAGAGGAAATTGATGCCGCATATAAATTTGTATATGATAAGAAAATCCTCCCCTCTATGCGTTCCTTGCAGTTTGCGGGAAAGCCAGTTGATTTAAACAATACTCGTTTATACAATTGCTGTTTTCTTCCCGTAGACCACAGTGATGCATTCAGTGAAATTATGTTCCTATTGTTGTCGGGAACTGGTGTGGGATATTCCGTACAACGTCAGCACGTAGAAAAGCTCCCAGAAATTAATAAACCAACCAAGTCTCGTCGTTACCTTGTTGCGGATAGCATCGAAGGATGGGCAGATGCCGTGAAGGTGTTAGTGACTGCTTACATGAAGGGCAAGGCGTATCCATTGTTTGACTTCCGCGACATTCGTCCAAAGGGTGCAATGTTGATTACGGCCGGTGGAAAAGCACCCGGCGCAGAACCGTTGAAGGATTGTTTGCATAATATCCAAAAGGTATTAGATCGCAAGGCAAACGGTGAACAACTCACCACACTGGAAGTGCATGACATTATGTGTTATATTGCCGATGCGGTATTGTCGGGTGGTATTCGCCGGTCGGCAATGATTGCGTTGTTTAATTTGGACGACGACGATATGTTGACTTGCAAGTTCGGCAACTGGTGGGAGAATGAACCACAACGTGGTCGTGCAAATAACTCTGCGGTGATTGTCTC